TGGACCGGACAGTTCTGGGCTGTTGATTTTGATCCCGATGTTAATGATTCGTCAATACATTATGTTCAAAATCTTACAACATCGATACAATATCGATGGGACGGAGAACAGTGGCTCAAGTCATTTGAAGGCGAGTATGCCCCAGGATACTGGAGAATACAGATAGACTAATGATAAGTATCGGTATGCAACAGCGTGCCGGATTATTATTTTTAGCTAAAACTACAGGTCGTGTACTTCTAATACTAGAAGATTCGAAATGGACTGTACCTACATTTGCAAGAAAAGGGTCTCTCTTAGAAGATGCAGACCCTTTATTAACCTCCTATTGCTCAGGAAGGATTGTTCCTATAGAACTTTATCTCAGCGAAGATAAAGGTTTCGAATACGGAACCTACGTGTGCCTAGTGAACGAAGAGTTTTTAACTCGCTCGGCACCCACTCTATGTTGGAGCAGTTTAGATTTCTTGCCTAAGCAACTACACAACGGTTTAAAAGCCACAATAAATAATCAGCTTATCCGCACTAAAATAGACACTATACTGGAGTTAGAAAATGCTACCAACCATTCTAAAATCTGAAAGATTTCAACAGGAATATAAAAAATATCAATCGATGATCGACGAGCTCCCTGACGGTGCTTTAAAGACAGAGATGGATCAGTTATTAACTAAACTAGTTAGAGAAATAAAATCTTTAGATAGTGGGCACCTTGACATGATCATGTCAAGGCAGATTCCGGTTATGGCACCGGATATTAGAGAACGTATTACATCATTAAGACGCCAGCTTGATAGAAAATACCAAGACTGGCGCTCTGCAAATCGTTAAGCCTGCGCTTCACCCCAACGTAAGATAATGTTAGCATTGGTTGCAGACCCTGCAACCTTGTAAACGTTAATGGCCAATACGTCTGGACCATTTGGGAACGTTCCTCTACCACCAATAGCTGTAGTTGTAAGTTCCTTCAACTCGTTCAAATCAAGTGTTGCAGTTTCTCCCGGATTTGCAATAAAGGAGAATACCGTTTCGCCCGGTAACGCATAAGGCGGTTGACCAAACTGGAACGTTACTGTACCACCTGCTGAAGTTGAGCTAATAGAACTCTGTGTAAACGTTACTCTGTAATAGCTTGTTACACCGAATGTGAGTGGTCCTGTTACTGTAGCTACACGAGTGTTAGCTGGAAACTTAACATCATTAACTTCGGTGTTGGTAGTTGCAGCACTTGCAGTCCAGCTAGCCGCTGTAAAGAACAACTGGCTTGTAACACTTGCGCTGTTACCACCTAGGTTTAATGTAACCGATGCTCCGGAATTTACGTTTGATGATGCATTTCTGCTAGTATAGACAACATAATAAGCAGTTCCCCCGGATCCGTAAGGTCCCTGAACACCGGTTATTGTAGTGTTACTAGGAAACTTTGCATCGTTGATAACAACACCACTTAATGGGGTAGTATAGTTTCCACTCCAGGCGTTGGAGTTTTGCCACGATGTTGCATTAACATACATATAGGCGTTTGTACCACTTCCGAACTGCATAGTTATCGTAGTGCTCATTGTGGTAGTAGTTGTAGCAGTTGCAGTTGAAATACTAGAACCACTTGACCAAACTACAGAACCGCCTGGAGCAATCTGTGCAAAACTAGGCTGTCCACCTTGAGATAGTGCAGTTAATCCGCCCCAACCGATGTCACTAGGATTTAGTGGATAGTTTTGAGGATTCAATACACCTTCAATAACAATACCGGATGTACCGGTAGTCTGTGCATCTGACGAGATGGAGATCGATTTTAGCAACAACTGCGCTCTGTTTAGTAGTTCCTTCTCTCCTAAATCACCGGTAACAGCGTTAGATACGCTTGGTGCTAGACGAATCAAGAATACTGTGTTCTTAGTTGTACTAATACTATTTCCTGTAGAAGCATATGAGAAAATGTATCCACGATCTTCATCAAAGTTACCGTCGATCAAGTATGCACTACCCCAATGACTAATGATAGGGCTTGTTGTATTCGAAATCAACACAACACCTTGTCTATTTGCATGTGTTGCTGCTACGCCTGCGGTATAACTTCTTACAGCACCTGCGGCAAAGTTACTAAGTGTTGCAGCTCTATTCAAACCAGTCAAGGTGTTAGTTGTGTCGTTCTTTCCTGAGTAAGATATGATTTCGTTATCAACAAATACTGTTCCGCTTGTCGGGAAATCGTAAGTATTATCTAGGTACATAGTAGTTGAAACACTGTCCAATGCTCCTACTAGTCTAGATTTTGCACTTTCGTTCAACACTTCATAACGAACCGGTAAGTTACCAGTACGCATGTAAGCTTCGGTATTTAAGTTGTTACCTTTCAATCTGTGACAGAATACATAGTTACCTTCTGGACCTCTAAACATCCAGTCAATGAAACCAGCACCGTACCAGCTAAACTGGATACCAATCATCTGCATTTTTGTAATGTCGATGTTGTAACCACTAGGTCCAGTTCCGTCACACTTGTCTAAGTTCCACTCACTTTGTGGAATAATGGTATCTTGAACTTTACAGACCTTAACTCCGGATACTGCATTAACGCCACGCCAGTCCGGTGTTACAGTCATTGAAGTATTGCTTATAATAGTAGACACTACGTGAGTCATACCACGAATAACGATTCTATCACCTTCTTGAAGTTGATCTAAGAAGCGTGTGTTTGTACCAGTGATTGCATTAGAGTTTAATGGAATAGCAATGGTGCCTGCAATCTGGAAAGTACTTGAACGTCTTCCAACAGCAAGTTCTCGTCCATTATACTGGAAGAAGATTCCGTTCTGATCATCAAATGGTCCTGATCTAACAACAGAACCGTGCCAGTTAACCAACGCCATTTGTGCTTGGACACCTAATGTAGCTGATGTTGCACCTAACTGTGTTGAAGCAGTAATTCTAAATGATCGTTCGTCAACAATCTCGTTTACAGTGTAAGTTCCGTTATATCCTGTTGTATCGATATCTACCAATTTAATAACTGCACCTGCTTGAACTCCGTGATCCACATCATCAGTAGTTACTGTAATAACTGCGCCTGATGCTGTTGAAGCTGCGGTGACTGATCGTAAATCGTAACTAGGAGCAAATAGTGCACCGGTATTATACATCGCGCCTTTACCAGATTGGTAACGAATGTACTTTTTACTTTGACGAATAGCCTGTCCACCGTGTTGTGGGCCACCAGTACCTAGCATAACACCACCATCGAACGGTCTATGTGTAAAGAATGTATCTGGTCTCACATAAACAACACCTTCAAGGGTTGTTGATGTACTAATAGTACCCGGTGCTCTAGCAATATATCTGATTGTAGTTGAGTTAACAATCTGTTCAACTGCAAATGGACCTGATGCTAATGAGTGATTGGTACCAGTTGAAGTAACGTTAATGTTTAATCCCATGCCCGGAACAAAACCATGATTGCTTGCAAATGCAACTTGAACTGTTGCAATAGCAGTATAAGTAACGGTTGCACTTGCAGAAACAATTCCCGTAGTACCTTCTGACAAAGTAATTGTTGCATATACCGGAATCATGTCACCACGTTGAACAGTTCCGCTAGCAGTTGGGTTGGCAGTTATTGTACTACCAACTAAATGACTCATTGTTAAAATACAGTCGTTTGTGCCATCAACACCTTCAAAGTTGCTGCCAGTAATTTTAAATCTGCTACCTGGGTAATAGTTAGAAGTAGGATTTGAACCGTAGCTAGTACAGGTGTAAACACCGTTTGCACGAACTACAGTGAATACTCCACCGGTTCCTCTAGATCCAGCATTTCCTACAGTAAGACCGGTAAACACTGCTGAACCAACACCAGTACCTTCAAATAGGGTTGCTGTTAAGATTGCACCGGAACCGTCAACAGAGTCAATGTTGATGTAAGCATCATTATCTGGAGTTGTGCCACCTAGTTGATCACCTAGAACTCTCAATGTGTCGCCTTTGAGGTAACCACTACCGGCAGTTGCAATAGCATCAAGTGTGTATCCGCCACCTGATACTGTAATATCTACAGTACAACTAGTTCCTGTACCAACAACAGCAGCAGCACTACCGATATAGGTATTTTCATCGCCAAGGTGTCCAACTGTTACAGCACCGTTTAAGGTCAATGTTGTTCCAACAATAGCTGATATTTCTCTCAACACGTTCGGAGCAGCTTCATTGCCTACTGCCATACCTGCACTTAGGTCAGTTACATCTACAAGCTCGATTGTAGATACTCCACTACCATAACTTGTTTTTACAAATTTGTAATCAACAATACCGTCACTGTTTGAAGGTCCAAATACACCGGAAACCTGTGTTCCTGGATTAATACCAGTTCCAGTTAACGGAGCTCCAGACGGAGGTGCTGCACCAATAAATGCAATGGTATTTTGTCCACTTTCAGTTCTGAGAGCAGTAACAAAAGAACCACTAGAACCGTTAGAGTGTACTGTGAACGTTGGAGATCCAACACTTGCACCTGTGTAGAAAGATGCCTGTCTCAACTGAGTAGTTGAAGTTGCCAATACTTGTCCGGACGATGTACCGACTTTGGCCTTTGCATAGTATCTAAAAGTGGTAGTAGACGGAACATCATAGATAATAAATGTGCCTTCTGCTCTGTTAAATCCTGTAATAGATGCTGCTAGTGCTCTAATAGTGATCGGAGTACCAGCAAGGAAGCCGTGAGCGCCCTGTGTAGTAACTGTAATCAAACTAGAACCAACACCACTTGTTCCAGTAGACGCATCAGTAGTAACAGTTACTACAGCAACGTCAGTTGCTGAAACTTCATAGGTTGCAGGATATCCACGCTGCATACCGATTGCCTGCCACTTAGTAGGCTGTAGTCCGTATTCAAAGTCAGCGTCAATCATCGCCTGCGGTTGAGCAACACGCATACGTTCGATAGCATCAGTTCCAAAGTCGTATGGACGAACTCTTAGTTCTGTATTTTCTAAGAATACCTGTACAGCATCTGACGGTAACATGCCGGTACAGTCAGTTTTAAATCTAATAAATGTAACACCGTTGTTAACAGTAGTTGCGTTTGGATAGTTTTCAGTATTTCCTTCATAGAAGGTAGCTGTTCCGCCTTTGCTAGGATCTGCAAAGTTATAGATAACAACGTTATTAGTTACGTTTGAAATCAATAATAGATCTTCTAACTCAACTTTGCCTAACACTTCAACTCTTGCTAACTGAACATCATATGTCGGCAAGCTGTCTAGACCGTTTTGAATAACATCAATAACATTGGTTAAGAGTTCAGTAACTCTAGCCTTAGCAGCAGATTCACCAGTCTTTGATAGATCAATAACTTGAAGTTGTTCTTGTTGCTCTGGAGCAGCATCTAATGTGTTTTCGATGATGTAGTCATTGATAAGATCTATTGTAAAATAGTATGCTTCGTATTCTGCCAGTCTTGTTCCGTCAATTTGAGGAACATCACCGTCCCAGTATCTGCTAGCTACCCTGTGAATTTCTTCGTTGCCGCCGTATCTTAAGTCATGGATCAATGCATCTAGTACATATCCGCTGTCTCTTTCACATTTAGCTTCATCGAATACATAATCTTTAAAGCCGTTAACAGCAAGAATAATATCTGCTTTGTTAGTAGCAATAGCAGTTGCAGCAGTTTGAACTCCTGCTGCTGCCCATGTGTATCCAGGTGCTGTTCTAGTGCCCGGCAATGATGTGGTTCCGTTAGCAACTACATCTTCAATAATCTGTAACAAGACTTCTAATGCAGTTGAATCACTAGAGTTTGCATTGTTACCGTCTGTATTTTGAGTTTCAGTATTTCCAACAGAAGGAGTTACTGTTATACCTTGAACTACCTGTGCAACAACATCAGCTAGGTGTGCATATGCTGCAACAGTTTGAGCTTTGTGTGTTGGATCAATACCGGGATTATTTGCAGCATCAAAGTAAAAGAAAAACTTTGCGTTGTCGTAGGTTGCTGAGTTACCGCCATATAAGATATCATACGAAATAGAATCTATTGCATACTTTACGTCTCTGGCGCATTTAGCAACATCATGATTATGTGCTGGATACATTACATCAACCCAAGCATTTACTTCTGCCGCTAGGAATATTTTGTTAGCCTGTAGTCTGTCTTTTGCAGCAATCTGACTACTGGTTGCAGTGGACGGATTAGAAAATGTAACAGCGTCAGCATTTGCTCTACCATTTTCTGCAATATCTAATACTTCGTTAAAGTAGTTTGTAGCTCTTGTTAATGCAGTAGAGTTAGTTGCCACTGAGGAGATTGCCAATACCTCGTCTCTAGCACGTTGTATTGTTCTTAATACAGTAGGAGTTACTTCCAGTGAGTTATATTCTGCAATGCCTTGGAATACTGCATTGTAGTTTGTACCAAGAGCAGTATCATAACGAGCGCCGTCTAAAATATATCCTAAGTCTCTTTCACACTTAACTGCGTCAGCAACCTGATTGGTTACAAACGCGGTGATTTCTTTTAGAATGAATGTTCTGTTTTGTGAAATCAAACTCCAAGCATTTGGATATAGATTTGCATCTAAGCCTACGCCTGGTGTGAAAAAGTAATTCTTAACTAGTTTTTTTGCCATTTATTTTTCCTTAAACTCCGAATGCTATCGAGAAAGCTAATACATTAGAGTCAACGTATCCTTTTGTAGCAGCATGAGTTGATGATGTTGGTGCTGTTGCTATATTTACTGTTCCGCCAACATTGACATTTCCGCCGATACCTGCTCCGCCTGCAATAACCATTGCTCCAGTAGTTGTACTAGAGCTGGCAGTAGCTGCCGTAAACTTATTTGTTGCGCCGCCTACATTTAACTGTCCTGCAATGCCTACGCCGCCTGCGGCTACAAGGCTACCTGTAGTTGTTGTAGTACTAACGGTTTCTGCTGTTATAGCAATGGCAGCTGATGTTAATGTGCTAGTCTCCGAGTTAAACGTTAAACTCGAGCTACCCCCAAACGACCCACTGTTGTTAAACTGTATTGCAGTATCCAAACCGCCAGGGGGATTACTTGCCCCACCCCCACCGCCAGATGCTGTGGACCAACTTAATACACCAGCGCCATTAGTAGTTAATACCTGTCCAGATGACCCGTCATTGCTAGGTAATGTCCATGTAAGATTTGACGGAACTGATGCCGGTGCTCTAAATCCTAAGTAGTTGGTATTGTCCGAATCGGAGAATCTTAGTTCGCCTCTGAATCTTAGATCAACATATGTACCAACAGCTAATGCGCCGCCGATACCTACCCCACCAGTAACACGCAGAGCTCCAGAGGTAGTTGTTGTACTAGCAGTAGAATTATTAATAATCAGCGGATTAGTAATCGTTCCGCCGTTAAATGTTGATGTTAGTGTAACTGATTCCCAAGCATTATTTGTAGTATTGTATGCTAATACTGCACCGTTATCTGGATTCAATGCGTTAACATTTCCTAGATCATTTAGATCATGGTTTGAAATATCGCTAACAGATCCAGTAATAGTATTAGTAACTGTTAAATCAGTGTATTCTGGATCTACAACATTCTGTATTCCCCAGTATGTTCCTAACCAAATCCATGTATCAATACCATTAGTAAATGTGTCGTTTGTTTCTGGTTCGCTAGGAAATGTTAAAGAAGTTTGTGATCCGCCCTGGGAGTACAATGAAGATGTGGGCTGTACCCACACAGTGTTAAAATAGATTAGTTGTCTTCCATTTGTGGAATTAAACCAGATAGTACCCGGTTGTGGATCAACAGGAGGAGTTGCAGATACTACTGCACCTAGGCTTCCTTCTAAGTTTTCTAAGTCTGCTCTAAGCAATGCAACACCGCCTGGGATATTGCCGTCATATAATCTTAGAGCAATGTCTTGATCGTCGAAGAAAATCTCTCCTCTGGATCCTACTTTTCTTTCGAGAAAGTCGGGTTGTCTAGGGAGAACTCTAATACTATCTACAATAGGGTTACGGGCGTTAGGCATCTTTTAGAATCCATGTTTTCAATACATAGTATTTATTCTGATTTAATACTTTGGAGATCGCATTTGCAAAAATCTATTAACTGACCACATAAATAAGCCACAGGAAACAACTTAAATGAAACTAGAAAAAGATATTGCTATCTGGGAAGGCATTATGAAACCGGAAGAATGCCAAAAGTTGATCGATCATTACGAAACCTTAGCCAAGTTGAACCTTAGTTATTCGAGATTACAGCTGGGGGATGCACTATCCCACAGAAAAAGCGATACCGCAGTATTTGTATTAGAAGAACAGAGTATGAGATTTACTCCAGACTCTGGATTTTTAGGTTTCTTTGTAGATAGATTTTGGGCTTGCTATAGTGAGTATCTAGAAAAATACAGTGTATTGGCCGAAGCAGGCAAACATCAAATACGTTCAATGAAGATTCAAAAAACTTTACCCGGTCAAGGTTACCATGTTTGGCATTTTGAATCAGATACTATCGAACGTGCAGCTAGAATATGTTCCTGGGGACTCTATTTAAACACAGTTGAGCAGGGTGGCGAGACAGAGTTTCTTTATCAAGGAATGCGTATTCCAGCTACACAAGGAACACTAGTTATATGGCCTGCTGGATTTACTCATGCTCATAGAGGAAATCCGCCACTAGCCGAAGAAAAATATCTACTAACAGGATGGGTGGAGTTTTAATGGAAATCATTAATACATTCCCTACAGAGTTGTTTATTTTTAGAAATCAAAATATAGATAATGCAGCTCTTGTAGATACTCTAAAAACACTAGACAATGTAGAAATAAAAAAAAGTACAACATTAAGCATGTTGTACAATCTCAATAATCTAGAAGAGTTTAAAGATCTTTTCAAATGGTTTAACCAATGCCTCGAAGACGTTAGAGTTTCGATGAAATACGACTGCGACTCTTTTGAAATTACAAACAGCTGGTTTAATGTAGCATTGTCCGGTTATAATATGTATCAGAACTATCATAGACATTCTATGAGTTTTTTCAGTGCTGTCTATTATCTAACAGACGGTTCTCCTACACAGTTTGAAGACCCGGTTTTCCATAGAACACATGCTCAGTTAGAAGTACTGCGTAAGGATTATCAGCCAATGATACCACTAACTGCTGAGCCCGGGAAGTTAGTTATATTTCCTAGCTGGATGATGCACAATAGTCAACCACATATAGGGTCTGCTGATCGATATATTATCAGCTTTAACTCTTTACCATCCGGCAAGATAAATCACACTCTTGCAACAGATTCAAAAGCAAACATAAAGGTTATTAATGATTAACAGTCTCATAGTACTAGGCGGAGGTAATGCTGGGTTAATGACAGCATTGTATATTAAATCTTCTTACCCTCATTTACCAGTAACAGTAATCAAATCTACAAAAATAGGTACTATTGGTGTAGGAGAGGGTAGTACAGAACATTGGGATATCTTTTCCAAAGCCACTGGTATTCCTAACTGGGAAATCATTCAAGAAGCCGGTGCTACATTAAAAGCCGGTATTAAGTTTGAAAACTGGCACGGTGACGGAACTAGTTATTATCACAGTGTTCCAGAATTTTATGCAGTGATGGAAGCCTATTCTGGAATTCCTCATGTGATGTTAACTGAAATAGCCAATGGTTGCCCACCAGGAAACTTGCATTGGGACTTGGCTATGTCGGGACATCACGCAGAACCGCTAGCTGATAACTTTTTTCAGTTCCACTTCGATAGCGAAAGATTAAATGCACTATTTTTAAAAAAATGCAGTGAGAGAAATATCACAGTTGTAGAAGCCGAAGTTGTCGATGCTGTCTTAGATCAAGACGGATTTGTTGAAGCAGTTGTTGACACTGATAATCAAAAATACGCTGCTGACTTTTTTGTTGACAGTAGTGGATTTAGAAGAGTGATAAGTTCTAAACTAGGTTCACAGTGGGTAGATTGGTCAGAATATCTTCCTATGAACAGTGCCATTGCTTTTCCTACACCTTACGAAGAAAATATTCCGCCATGGACACTGTCAAAAGCATTGTCTAGCGGGTGGTGTTGGCGCAGTCCGGTACAACATAGATTCGGCAACGGCTATGTATTTTCCGATGCTTTCATTACTGAGCAGCAAGCAATAGACGAAATCCAAAAAGATTTTAAAGATCCTATCAACATTGCACGTAAGGTAAACTTTGTATCTGGAAAAATAGATAAGTTTTGGATTAAAAACTGCGTAAGTGTTGGACTAAGTAGCAGCTTTGTTGAGCCACTAGAAGCTAGTAGCATTTCAACCACAGTTCAACAGGCTAGATTACTAACCGTATCGTTGTCTACATGGTGCCGAAATGACACTGCTACTCCTAAACATTATAACAAACAGTTCGACGAAGTAATGTCAAACATTTTAGACTTTATTCAACTGCACTATTTTACAGAAAGGACTGATTCAGAGTTTTGGCGTTGGTGTAAAAATGATCTTAAGATGACAGACTTTAATGCGGAACACATTCCGATTTTTAAAAAGAATTTTATTAACCAAATGTCATTGCCTGCTAACACATACAATCTATATGACATCCTAAACTGGGTACAGGTCATGCACGGATTGCGTATGTTCGACCTTAAAAACATCACTAGATTAGCTAAGTCAATGCACGGGCATACTGCTAAAGAAGCTGCATACATATTGTCTACAGTACCGGGAATACACGACGATACATATTATACTCCCAGAGAAGCAGTTAACATTGTAAAAGCTAGAGGCGACGGAAGAATACAACTATGATCACATCACTATGCATTTTAGGAGGAGGTACTAGCGGACTAGTATCAGCCTTAATGATGAGGCAAGCATACCCAAATCTTAAAATAACTATGATCGAAAGCAGCAGCATCGGTATCATCGGGGTTGGGGAAGGTAGCACAGAGCACTGGAAAAAGTTCATGAACCATGTTAATATTTCTCTACCCGAGTTAGTTAGAGAAGCTGGCGCTACCTTTAAAGTAGGAATCAAGTTTACCAACTGGAGAGGCGACGGTTCTCATTATTTCCATAGTCTTAGTGAGCAGTACGGCGGTACTAGTCCAAGTAACGGATTACCGTTCACGTGGTTACAAATGGTCGGCGAAAACTGGGACCCATTAAACACTGTATGGCGATTGAGTCGAGAGAGTGTACATGTTGAACCGTTGCACGATATTTTAAGTCAGTATCACTTCGACACACACAAACTAAACGACTTCTTACATAGAAAATGTCGAGAAAGAAATGTAGATATTATAGATAGAGAAATAGATCAAGTAGTTTTAGACGAGCAAGGATATGTTTATAAACTAATCGACTCCCAAGGTCAAGAACATGCTTATGATTTCTACATCGACAGTAGCGGATTTAAACGAGTTATTGCATCTAAGCTAGATGCTAAATGGATTGATGTTACTGATCAGTTACCTATGAACAGTGCCATTGCATTTCCAACTGGGTACACTGAAGATATTCCTTCTTATACAGAAGCTACTGCATTAAGTAGCGGTTGGGTATGGCGTATTCCTACACAGGAAAGATACGGAAACGGGTACGTTTTCTGCGATCAGTTTATAAACGAAACACAGGCCTATGACGAGGTAAGTCAATACTATAGAGATAACTTAGGCATTAACGATACTTTGAATATTGGTAAAAGAGTAAAGTTTGGTGCAGGATATCTTGAGAAGTTTTGGATTAAGAACTGTGTAAGTATTGGCCTAAGCGGAATATTTGTTGAGCCGTTAGAGGCCAGCAGTATTGGAACTACCATTCAACAGTGTTTTATGCTAGCTCCTAATATTGCTTTTTACAACAGAGGCGAAGAACTCACAGCAAATATCTACAATAAGCATATGGATGTTGTTGCAAGGAATATTATAGATTACATTCAACTGCACTATTTTACAGATAGGGCCGACACAGACTTTTGGCGCTGGTGTCAACATGAAATAAAGTTGACTGATTTTAATAAAGCTCATCTTGAATACTTTAAAGAAAACTTCCCTAATGTCTACTGCTTTAACGATCCTATGATTTTATTTTCTTACAATAACTATGCACAGGTTATGCATGGTCTAGGAATGTTTAACAATCAAAAGATTTTAAAGTTTTATGACGAACATATGAGTCATTGGAGGAAAATCACTAACAATACCATTGAGATTAACGAAACAATGGATCAACAAGTTGAAGTGTTTTCACATAGAGAGTCTCTAAATAGATTAAAAGAAAGATATAATGAAATACAAATCAAGCTCTAATGTTATTGTATTAGGCGGTGGAAGTGCAGGCTGGTTAACTGCATTATTCATACAAAGAAACTGGCCCGATGCACATGTCACTGTAGTAGAAAATCCTAAACAACCTCCTATCATTGCCGGAGAAAGTGGGACTACTACATTTGTTAGTTTATTAAGACATCTTAAAATAGATGCTGATGATTTTATTCGTAAAGTTAATGCTACTCCTAAGCTAGGGGGAAAGTTTGAAAACTGGACTGGGGTTGGATCAAAGTTTATACACTGTTTGCAAACTGATTATGCACCATGGTTAAACGGATGGACTGAATATGTTTCTAGCGCACCTACAGAAGAGTTAAATCTAGGAACAATGTATTCGATACTTAATGCAGAACAAGAAAAAGATATCTATCTTAAAACACTTGTAGCAAATAACATTCCTCTTGCAAAGGCATTTTATGCCAACCAGTTTATCGAAGCAAACAAAGTTCCGTTTGGAGCAACCAGCGAACTGCCATGCGTAGCAATGTGGCATTTTGAAAGTCGAGCTGCTGCTGCCTATTTTAAAAATCTTGGTCTAGCTAGAAATATCACGCTAGTCGAAGGAGAATATCAACAGTCGTATCAGGACACTAAAGGGAATATTACCAGTATACAACTAGATCAAGAACGTATCCTAAATGGAGATTGGTTCTTTGACTGTTCTGGATTTGCAAGATTATTAATGGGCAAGGTCTTAAAAGAACCTGTTGTTGACTATACTGATTACTTTCCGTCAAGGGCAGTAGTTGCCTGGTGGGATTCTCCCGAATATACTACTACAACTAATGCCAATGCTATGGAATACGGTTGGTCATGGAACATTAATCTTAGACATAGGTCAGGCAACGGATACATTTACGATCCAGATCATATCAATCTAGATCAAGCAATACAAGAAGCTGAAAAGTTTTATAATAAAAAGATAGATCCTATTGCAAACTTTCAGTTTACTCCCGGTATGATGAAGAAGGCATGGCGTAACAATGTTATTGCTATAGGACTCAGTAGCGGATTTTTAGAACCGTTAGAAGCTAACGGTGTAGCTGTGATTATCGAAAGTCTTTACAGTTTGCAAGATCACTGGAAGCCGTTTGAATCTCGTCTTGATCCAGAAAGAGTTGATAGATTTAATGAAAGGGTTTGGAATATTACTGAAGATATTAAAGATTTTTTAGCTCTGCATTATCGTGGAAAACGATCAGATACCGACTTTTGGAAGAGTCACATGTACGATTCTAATCGGATACCTGCAACATTGTCCGAAAAGCTATTGGCTTGGAAGAGTTATTATTTAGGTCAAAAAGGAGAACCGTGGCTGTATGGCTATAGTCCAACTGCATGGCTAATGGTTCTGCAGGGATTAAAAGTATTCGATCACACTGTGTTAAAAAACATACACAAAAATGCCCTTCCAATCGGTCAAAAAGTACTAAATATCAACGAATCCCGATATAAGGAACTTGTTGCTCCGTTTTGGACTGTAGACGAGTGGATTCATAGAACAGCATAAATATATACTGTAAGGAGAAAATAATGGCAACTTATAAAATGATTCTTAGAAAACCTGAGCCGCCAAAAACAATGGCAATCATGGAAGACACTTGTGAAGCAAAAAACATGGAAGAAGCTCGCAAGATCTTCGAAGAGCGTCACGGTAATCAAAGAAACGTAGCTGGCCCTATTAAAGTCGCTGGTTAAATCGTTTCATCAGATCGTTAACATCTGATATCTGTTTCAACTCATTCTGAACTGCCTGGCTAGTGTATTCAAAGGGCAAGCCCAAACAAGGTCTTGTATCCCACTTTAGCCAGGCATCGTCACCTTTAGCATCCACATATTGTAGGAACGCCTGTATCTGTCTTTTAGCAGGTAACGGATCTCGCCAATGCTCGTGTAAACGACCACTGTATATTGCAATGTCTCCAACTTCTAAATCAATACTGTGTGTAACTCCGTCTGAGTTTTTCACATACAGCGGCCAATCACAATCTTTTTCTAAACAAACAGATACAGTTACTTCGGAACTAGGACGATCAACGTGCTTCTGTAACTCCGATCCCTGATAGTAAATTCTAGCATACGAATATGTTGGAAATAGATCCATACCTACAGCCTTTTCAACTTGAGGCTGTACCCAAACACTCAATGTTTCCATCATCAATGGACTATATCTAGCGAATGTATTATCGCAGAGATCTGCTAGATTAGCGTTTGGATATAACTGTCTGCAGACAGTTTCCATCATTTCAAACTCTAATGCAATAAATCTACATAGCTCAGTCGATACTGCATTTTTTATTATTAAAAAATCTTCTTTCATACTAGTGGCATTAAACTCATATTAACAAATGGTCTTTCAACATAGCTTGATATTAACGGACTATTTGGTATAGTATGTATGTCAAACCCTATTGTGGTTCTAACACCTTCATAAGGTTCTATAGCTTCTACTTTGTGCCGTCTGTTTCCTTCTGCAAAATATATCTGGCCGGGTATGTTTGAAATCTCATAGTTTTCAAACATGGTTTTAGTATTCTTAGGATCTATGGAGATATATCCGTGGTAGTCGTAGGAATGATCATGCCAATCTAATATTTTTAAATCTTCATACTTGATATAGTTAATCCACGCTTCAAACCATAGGGGTCTATCATTTCCTAACTCTGATCGAACTAGATCTCTCATTTCTTTATAGATAGAATAGAATATTGTTGAAGGAGCAGTTAATGCAAAAAGATTGTACTTAGAGTAAGCCCAAGTTGAATCACTTTCGGGAAATAGTTTTTTAAAGTTATTATGTGCAATATCCAAATCTGCTTTTATTAGATCAAGATTTTCTACAATAATATTGCTTTGATATAATCTGTAGGTCATAGTAACATATTTCCAAGATTAATATTAATCACACATCGATATTTGTTGTGTTGCACTGGACTAGAGCTATGATAGTATTTGCCAGGAAATACCAATAACTTTCCTCTCTTAGGAGTTACACGATGCTTGACAGTAAAACTGCCGGACTGGATTTTTAGAATATCATCTATTCCGCTGTCGTATTCGTCATTTGTTTCATTGAATATAACAGTATCACCGTCCGAATCGTTAACATAGTAGATAGCGTTCCAGTGTGGAAAGAAACTATCGATATGAGGCATGTGGTATTCCTGCGTTGATCTACAGTTAGGCAGGGTCATGTTTGCCCTCATCCTAAATAACCTGTTAAAGGGCACCTCTGTGCGGCTAGTGATGCTGAGTACTAGCGGATACATTAAGTTAAAGAAGTTGCTAACAGGCTTACTATGTTCAAAAAAGAAATGATTGAATCCTGCATGATTATTAGGATCGTCTAAAAAACAATCATCTCCTGACACCATATTTTTATTGAACAGCCAAGGAAACTCAAAGCTAGTCATTAGCTCTTCTAGATGTTTTTGATAATCAACTGGGATTATGTTTTCTATTTCAATGATATCTGTCATTTTTTCTTTCTTAGGTTACCCGATATTGATATACGATATTCGTCAGAACTGCTAAACGGGTATACCATATGCTGTAGGCACGAAGGAAATAAAAATATTGTTCCTTCGTATGTTTTATCTACAGGAAACTCTACTTCTCTTATTTCTCCAAACATGTTATTGTAGAAAAAAGAAAACATCCCTGCTCGCGGACTGTTTGATTCAACGCTGCTTTTTTGATTTATTTCTTCTAATATGTAATAAGGTACTTGAATCCATAATGCAAAACTGTAGGTTCCGTCGTGTGCATGAATCGGATTGAACTCATTTTTCTTTTGAAAGTTGGTCCAATAGTTATAGAGTTCTAGATTTTCAGAACTTAGATCTTTTGTAGTTCTTGTGATGTCCCAGTTTGAAGTATATTGTTTACATAAATCTAAAAGATATTCTTCAAACTCCTGTTGATTTTTACCTAGCTTGTATTCTTTTTCAATATTTCCTGCTAGATTATAGTTGATTTTGTTTTCGGCAGAAGTTAAATCTACAGATAATACTTCCTCTTTTAACTTATTGAACAGATCTTCAGGGACTTTATCTCTAATAAATCCAAAGTTGGCAAAGTTTCCAAAAAGTGCAGTGCTCATGCAGCTACTCCAAAGAAGTTAATCGTTAATCTAGAACTATCTCTCGAGTTGCCAAAAAATCTATTGACACTGTGCCAATGCTTCGGATCAAACATAACACATCTATTGTATTCGTTTTCAACTACTGTATCTTGTTTAAAAAAAGAACGCTGTTGTTCTTTATATCTAATATAAGAATGTCTAGTTTCTGCCGGAGCTGTCAGTTCTTCGTGAAAAACTTTTTTAAAATCTTCTGTGAAAGGTAAAGCCTGATTGTAAAATACAGTGCCGGTGTCAGCAGGAGGAGTGGGATTAAGATAAATCACACCAGCAACATTGTAGTGTGGTTCATCTTGATGAAGCCATCCTAGAGTATAACTTTCGTCGACTAATGTAAAGTTTGCTTTTAAGAACTGAAATGCTGTGCATCCGTGAACATGTTTGATTAGTTTTGATGCGATAGATGCAAATAAGTTAGGGTTTAACTCGTTCAGCATTTTCGATTGCTCGCCCGGCCACGGTGCTAGTTCGTCTCTCGAAAACTCCTGTCTAAGAGCATAGTGTCTCCACAAATCTGGAGACTCTAAGAAATTATCAATCACCTTGATAGGCATAGGAAATATCTTTTTCATTTTGCTTTAATAAAAAATACCTGTGTTAGTCTAGATTCGTTATGTGTCGATCCAAAAAACCTTTCGGCACTATGCCAGTTACGTGGATCAAAAATAATACAACGATTGTAGACACTTTCAACTGTTGTTGTTTTTTTGAAAGACTGTACTTGTTCTTCTCTATATTTTGAATACTTTTCTCGCTCTTCAGGCGAAGCCACTAACACATCATTCATAAACATTTCAGTATATCGTTCACCATTAAAGTCATTTTGATCTTGATATATTACCGTGCCAGAACCTATCGGAGCATCAGGATTAAGATATATGACTCCTGCAATGTTTAGTTTCGGGTCGTCATCGTGTACCCAACCTCGACCGTATGTTTCGTCAATGACCTGAAATCCAGTTTGTAGCTCTAAGAACTCAGTGAATCCATATTGCTGCATAATGACTAACAACTTGCGCATAGTTACACGAAATACTTCTTGATCGATTTCGTGAAGCAACTTAGTTCTTAATCCAGGCCAACTTCCTCTATCACCCTTAAAGAACTCTTGACTTAGTGCAAACTCTCTCCATAGATCGGGATCTTCGTAGAAGTTATCAAAAACCATAGTAGGAATATAAGGATTAAGAAACCTATTTTTGATTCCAGAGTTTTTGATAAAATCCGAACTCTTCGAATTCATTTTTATGAGTTGATCTATGTGATTAGTAATCATGCTGGCTTACCTGTAAAGTTTATTGTTAGTGCTAATCTTTTTGTAAACATCTTTGGACATGTACTAGCATGATAATGCCATCCATTAAACAACAATAGTTTTCCTTGGTCAGGCATACTCTTGTGCATAACATGATATTTTTCAGCCGATTCTATTTCGTGGAAGATTACTGTTTCTCCGTCAGCTTTATTAATATAGTATACAGCAGTGTAATGTTCTTGGTCAAAGTCTCTGTGAGGATTGTTATACTTATAGGGCTGACTAGGTAATAGATATTTTGTGTTCAATAAAAATCCTAGACGCATACGTAACATCTGATGCATTTCGAAACCTGTTTTTTCTAACATTGCATCAACCAATGGTTTGAAAAAATCAGCATAAGGATTTGTTTCATTATTGGGATGATATATTAAGTTAACAAAACCAGGAGTAGAGTTATGAGATTCGTTTGCACGTTCAAAGGTAGTGTCCTCTAAAAAATGCCAAGGAAACTCAACATCAGTTACTAGATTATAAATCTCGTCTTGATATTTTTTATCAACAATATCATGTATTTCAATGGGTTTAAATGTCATGATTTATCCTATAGTAGTTTCTATCAACTTGATGATCGGGAGGATCTGTAGCAAATCTATTCCAGCAAGGAATGCTCATGCTTAATCTTTTTCCCTTTGGTTCAGCAACATGATACATCCTTGACGGAATGTACAGTGCATCTCCGGGTTCGAGATCGACTTCGATAGCAGGTTCTAAATCTTTGTGATCTAGTTGCCCGTTCATTGTTCCTGTTCTATAAAGATAGGAAATCCTATTGTTATATATTTTCCAACGAGTTGTTCCTTCAACTTGAATAATAAAGTTGCAAGGATAATCGTCGTGTATACCAAATGATTTTGCATCAGCAAGGCCGCAGTAGACATGTATTGCTGCATTTACGTTAAACATTGTTTCAAATATTTTTAACAGATGCATGGTCTTTTCACTGTAGAAACCATAGTTCATAATAACTAGTCCGTTACCTTGATGAAACTTTTCAAATAGAAATCCTTTGTCTTGTACAGCTCTATCCCATATCCAGGCTTTTTTACTTCTAGGAATATCGATCTTTTTATTGTAAGGATCAATCATTTCAAAGTCATAAAGATAGGGATTATTTAAACACTTTTCTACATCATTCCAAGTTAATAACTCGCTAGGATTTTCTAACAGCTTCTTGAAATAATGAGGCTTGTCGTCGATTAATAGATTTGTTTCGTTAAGTATTCTTTGGCCAATATCGTTCATCGTCTGTCCTAATAAGTTTAATGTTAAAAGAAACGCTGATTCTAGTTTCTTCAGTTTCGTTTCTTTCTACACCGTGCGGTAACCAACCTGGAAACATTATTAACTTGCCTGTCTTTGGTTTAAATGATATTGCACTAGCACTAATAGGTGTATATCTATCAACTACTGCTTGGGAAGCTATGATAAAATCTTGGCTATAACTTTTATAAAATGTAATATTGCCTTGATCCTCAGATGCTTTTATATAATATGCGCCCGATACAAAAGAGTTATCATGAGTATGTACAGAATTAGTATGACCCTTTTCATTAATGTTGATCCAAAAGTTCTCCATTAATACAAAACATAAGTCTTCTCTATACCCAAAATCTCTAACAGAGTTTTCAGCTTGAGCTTTCACTTTAGCTTCTAATGCTGCCATTTCCGGATGTGTGCCCGGGCGAAAGTCTTTGCTTTGCCACCCGCCTTGATTACTCAGTCGACGACCTATAGGGTCTTCTTCTCTAAGTCTATATGCTAGTTTTTCTAAATCAGCATTTTCTAAATCAGTATCTTCCCACCACAGAGGAGTAGGGAAATAAAATTCCATGATCATCTAAATAAATCTCTCATTGTTTTATTTTTAAGCACTTCGTGACTGAATGCAAATGCATGACTCCATCTAAAGTCTACATTTTTAGATATGCTGGCTAGATGACAAACATTAGCTTCGTACATCGTCATTGTTCCTACCTTGTTAGGTATAGATCCCACTACTTCAAAGCCCCATCGAGTAAGTTCTTCATCAGACATATTGAACCAAGCATCGGCCCGTGTGGGCTTTTCTGCAATAGCACGCCATTCCTCAAACATTTTGTGTGTAGTATCTACCTGAAAGTCATAGATATAATCTTTGATTTCTCCATGATACTTATAGAGCTTAGTACTACTGTCTGCAATATCATGATCTGTGAACCACATGTTAGCAACTAACCCGTAAGCATAATCAATATGAGGTATTCTCCAACAACTAATAGGTCTGGCTCTTTCTTTAAAGTACACATTCCCCCATTCATGTATCTGTGGGTCAAACGTATCTTGTCTAATATGCTTAATATAAAAATCTCTAATCAAAAAACAAATATTTTTTGAAACCCACTCTGGAACATGAATAGTATCAAATGGATTTGGATCAAAGTTATCAGGATGATTATTATCTTTTTGTATTGGAAAACTTTTAATTAGATTTTTAAAAGTGTCTAGATGTTCAGGGTCAAAAGGTAACTCTGTGGTCCAGTAACCTATTCCATGATCTAATGAAGTATATTCAACAGCCCACTGATCCACAGGTTTGATTTTTATAACTTTATCAAAGTTATTTGCATCAGGATAGCAGAATCTAAAGTCGTTCATTTTATGTTAAATGTCATTACTAATCTTTCTTGATCAGTATTATTAGGCTGCACACGATGTCTCATCCAGCCAGGAAAGATCAGTACATCATTTGTTTCTACAGGTATTTCTCGATAGAGGGTTTCGTCAGGCTCTATAGGGAAAGTATTCATATGATACTCTAATGGATCTTTGAACTCAATATTCCCTGATCCTAAAGGACATTTTAAGTAACAACTAACTACAAAGGTAGTATAGTTATGATTATGCTCTGTAGTTAGACCAGATTCTAAGTGTCTGTTGCACCACGATTGTGTTACTTCAGATTGCCTGTACTTAAAACGATATGTGTCTTTTAGATGTTCTAACTTAAGGCCTAACCAGTTTTGAAAATCAGCTAGTTCTTCCCAGCCATGTGGTTGTAGAGCTTGATCTACAGACACTGTAGAAACAGCCTCTCCATATTCCAACTGTGAGTTTGTTTCTACTAATGAAAATAAGTGTTCTATTTTTGGTTCTAAACTTTTTAAGTCAAAGTCATACCGATATTTCCACACCAAGGGAGGAAATAAAAATATTCCACCATCATTAAGCTGAAGCAACGGCAGTTTCTCCGTGTAGTTCAATAGCTAATGTTAGTCCCATGACAACACCTTCCATCTTGAGAACATCAGTTGCAAGATCCTGGCGCTTGGCAAAATCGATAGATGTAATGCCGTATGGGTTTAATTTTACATTGGCAAAATCTTCTTCAAGTTTAGCTAACTCTGCTTCTTTAGTAGTCTTCTCAGAAGAAACTTGAGATAGTGTGTTTTTCAGTTGTTCAATATAGTTCATTTTAATCCTCTTTGTTTTTGTTAAGTATTCTTATAGATCTAGTTAATCTTTCTGATAAACTATCACTATGAAGGAATACACAGTTGGCAGCATAGTTAAATGCTCGTTCTCTTTCTAGATCTTCGGGTCTAGCGTTTTCTATAGAAACATCGTATGTAGAAAGACTTAGGTGTTTCCTGGAAACAGGTATTAGTTGACACAAAGGAGTTCCTGCTTTTATCAGAGTTTTTCCTTCTAGCACTTTCCAGAATAGCTGTATGTTTAGTACATGTGCATATTTTGTATCTAAAAATCCTGTAGCTGATATGAATCTACTTTCATTATTATAGGCTACCGGCATCTGTAATAATAGTACATCATCTGATGCTTCAACACGCCATGGTGTTTCTAGTTTGATTACAGTTTTCAAGGTTGTATCCGGATCGTCAAGTAAAGGCTCTACTTGAGATTTTGTATGAGACGAAACGTAAGCATCCCTTCCAGAACTGATCTTACTGAATCTGTAAGGTTCCATCCATTCAACACTTGTACCGTCACCGTTAGTCTGAATAATAAAATCAGCAGGAGCAGTTACAATCCAACCAGTAGATACTAGTTTTTTAATACCGGGGCAGTTTTTAGAACTTAAAGTTTCTGGCTTGTCGCCTACCTGATCGTCAACTAAAAAGTTTCTTTTAATCGATGCTGATTTAGTAATCGGAAATATTTCATTAACACCGGGCTCGAGAGAGTAGAATCTTATATAAGGTTTCTTACTCCATCTCGAAAATAACTTTTTAAATAGCGTGATCATCTTTTCCGCCATAGATATTATCTCTTAAAAACTCATAGTGACTTGGTAACGTTTTTACATAGTCAATAACAAAGTCTCTATATTCTTCATATCTACGTTTTGTATAGTTAATCTCTTCTTCTTTTTGTGATTTTCTTAATCTGTCCCCACTAAAGAATATTAACTCTTTAGTAGAAATAGATTTTACTCCCATACCGGCAGCAATAAACATATTACCTGTATACTCACTAACATAACTTTGATTACCTACAAGATTTCCCATTAGATTAGGATACTGTGCTTGTACCAACATCTGTTCTCCCATCATCTCAGGGCAGTACTCATTTAGTTGAGTACACCAACGCCAGTACGGTGTATCTGTTCTCTTAGATAATGCATAGTGTTGTGATACAAAGTCTCTAAACTTTAAAACATCATATTCTACAGCAAAGTTAAAACCTTCGATTTCGGTTCTAGTTAGATACCCTTCTCTACGATTTAAGTTTTCAACTAGTTTGATAATGTTTTCGTGTGTAGTTAATAAACCAGTTGATTCTAGAGGTTCAACGAATCCGTAGCTAAGTCCAACTCCGACAACGTTGTTAATCCACGCACGACGTCTGCGTCCGTGTCTAATTTGAACCTGGAACATTTCTGCTTCTTCGGCAATCTTCGGACTATGTTTTACAGATAGGTGCTTTCTAAATTCTTTTTGTGCATCTTCTGGAGTTACAAATCTTGATGAAAATACATATCCAGTACCAATTCTATTCCATAAAGGGATATTCCATACCCAGCCGTTATCTAATGCATGACAATCTGTAACATTATGCATCTCACGCTCTCGATCGATATAAGGTAATCGGCAGGCCCAAGCCATATCGTTGGCTAGGTATTTGTCAAAGGGTTTAAACTCCGATCCCATCCAACCTTCTAAAAGGATAGATTTAAATCCTGTACAGTCTATCCACAGATCTGAGTTAAGAATACCACCGTCAGTCATAAAAATCTGAACAATGTTTCCTATCTGATCTTTCTTATAGCTATGTACATCGCCAATGATATGGTTTACACCATTTGGCAATGCAATTTTTTCTTTAAGATATTGTCCAAATAGTTGTGCATCCAAGTGATACGCAGTATCAAACTCAAAATCATAGTTTCTCAATATATTTTTTTCATCACGTGTCTGCTTGTTATATTTTGCAAGAAACGTATTGCCAGTAACATAAAACTCTGCAAAGGTATTTGGTGTATATTCTTCTGGATACAGTGTAGCTAACTCACTCCAGGCCTGTGTGCCGTGTGGCTTGTCAGTAAAATCTAATCCTGCACTAAATGGATACTCGAAGAACGAACCGTCTGGTTCTCTAAAGTTTGTAAATCGGATGGAGTTTTTATAAGTTGCATTACAAGCAGCCATCCAGTCCTCGTCTCTAAGATCTAAGAGACGTAAAAATTTATTAATGTGTCCTAGTGTACTTTCGCCGACGCCGACAGTTCCAACTTTTGAAGATTCAACTAATGTAATATCAAGGTGTGGGCACAACTTAGATAATGCCGCTGCTGTCATCCAACCGGATGATCCGCCACCTACGATTGTTACTGTTTTTACTTGCATGAAATGTCCTTTATAAAGTGCCAGTTATTTATAGTAGAGATCTTTTCAAGAGAAGAAAAAAGGCACCCTAAAGTGCCTTTGTTTGCTCTAGAGCAAAGTTCTTTAAGCTGCGTTAAATCCTCTCCAACCGCGATATCTCTTCCATGCTGGAAGTTCAACTGTTGAAGGAATAGGAGTTTTTGTTTCGCTTGGTTCTTCAGTACCTAATCTAGCTAGCTGCTCTTCAGGAGTCATTAGATTTGGTTCTTCTGTAGATTTAGGAATAATAGATTTAATCGCAGAAATATGCTGGAACCATTCTCCATCTTGACTAATAGTACCATTAGTTCTTATTTCGTGAAACAACATATCTAGTTGTTGGCCATATTCTCCATATGCAACTTTACGTGCAACAGAGTTATTAGTAAATGGGCCATCTCTTTCTACCCAAACCATGGTTCTTTTGCTTGGACTGTATTCCAATGTCCAATCTAATGTGATTTCGTCAGGAGCATCAACCCACTGAATTGTGGCATCAGGGCCATTATAAATGTCATAATCTTGACCTGGCTCAACGATTTGTTGTACCCAACCTTGATATCCAATAAGTGCTTTTTTCATATCTTGTTAATCTCCTAGATTATTTATATTCTTCAACTAATACAATGCCCGGACGACCGTCTGATCCTCTATGTCCGGTAAAATATCCACCTGTTCCGCCCGTTCCTGGAGCAGCGTGGCCTTGATGATTATGTGCAAAGTGGCCGCCCTGAGGATGCCCACTAGGTGCAGGACCGCCAAAGTGGCTTGTACCGCCTGGACCGAAGCTGTGGTGATGTGATCCACCAGATCCAGTGTGTATGTTTAGGTCGCCGCCGGATCCACTACCACTAACTCCGCCAGAGTGTTGGTTTTGTCTATTTGCTCCGTGTCCACCACTAGCTGAACAATAAGGTCCAAAACTAGCAGAATCTCCATTGCCACCTGCGTTAGCATAGTATGTACCGCCGCCGCCGCCGCCTACATAAACAGAAACTGAACTAATACCAGTAACATCCAATATTCGTTCACTATAGCCACCTGCGCCGCCGGACTCACCGTGTCCAGAACCGCCGCCACCAGCAGCTTGACATTTGATTCTTACATATCTAACACCGCTTGGTTTATTCCAAGTACCGCTACTTGTAAAAACACTCATCCCGGAAAATCCCGCTACCGAATATTCTAAACCGTTATTGGAACTATTTGTTCTTAATACAGTATTTGCAGATCCAACTGATGATAATCCAGTGCCGCCTCTTGATACAGGAATCGATCCTGTTACCCTAGTTCCTGCAATATTAACTGATGCAGATGCTAACTTTGCCGAAGTAACTGCACCAGCGGTAATATCTGTACTAGGAATAGATCTATCAGCTATCTGAGTTGTGGTAATAGAACCGTCAACAAAAGATGTACCTGTTAGATTTTTTAATGCTTGGTAATTAAACGCCATGTGTTTCCCTATTAAAAGTATTCTGTAATAACAACGATTCCAGGGCGTCCATCTGAACCTCTATGCCCACTGAAGTAACCACTTGTGCCGCCTGTACCGGGTGCAGAATGCCCTTGATGATTGTGACTAAAGTGCCCGCCTTGTGGGTGTCCGCTCGGTGCTGCGCCTCCAAAGTATGTAGAGCCGCCCATTCCCGATGAACGCTGTTCGTGTCCACCGCCTGCACCACCGTATAAGTTTAGATCACCGCCAGAGCCAACACCGGGCAATCCACCGTTATGATTATTATGTCGGTTACAGCCATGACCGCCACCTGCTGATACATATGGACCGAAACTAGAGCCGTTTCCGTTTCCACCTGCATTATTGTAATAAGTTCCGCCGCCGCCGCCGCCAATAGTAACTGACGCAGAACTAATACCTGTTACATCAATAATCTTTTCTGCATAACCTCCGGCTGCACCAGATTCTCCGTGGCCACCGCCACCACCACCGGCACCTTGAACTTGTACCTTAACATATCTAACATTCGAAGGTCTAGACCAGGTACCGTTACTTGTAAATACTACCATTCTATATATACCACTAGGTTGGAATTCCAAGGCATTATTTGAAGAGTTAGTAGACAATACTCTCGATGCTCCTGAAAATCCACTTAATCCAGTACCGCCCCTTGCAAACGGAACTGATCCAGTAACTGTTGATGATGCAAGATCGATCGCACTAGTTGCTAGTTCGCTTTCTGTGATAGTAGAGTTTGACAGTTTTGCTGTAGTGATTGCATTGGTATTTGCATCATTACCAAGTACTGTCGAGTTAACAAGAGAGCTAGAAGTTAAATTCTTTAATGTTTGATAGTTAAATGCCATTCGTTATCTCTCTATTAATAAAAACTTGTTACAATAATAATACCAGGACGTCCGTCCGAACCTCTATGTCCATGAAAGTGTGCCCCTGCGCCGCCTGTACCAGGAGCGCAATGAGTCTGGTGATTATGTGCAAAATGACCGCCCTGAGGATGACTGCTTGGTGCGCCGCCTCCGAAGAATGTATCTGCATTTGATTGGGCGCTGTAAGCGTGATGGCTGAAGCCGCCACCTTGGTGTAGGTTTAACTGGCCACCGGACCCAGCACCGCTAACTCCGCCCGAGTATTGGTTTTGTCTGTTAGCACCATGTCCGCCTCCAGCTGATAAGTAAGGTCCAAAACTAGACCCGCTACCATTTCCGCCAGCATTAGCAAAATAAGTTCCGCTACCACCGCCACCAATAGTAACTGAAACTGAACTGATCCCAGTAACGT